CGTGCCTTCGCGCGCCATAGTGTATTGATATTGCGCTGCTTCTTCAGGCGTGTATGTGGTTCCAGTCCCTTTTACGCGATACCCAAGAACATTCTTGCTTGCGTCTTCAATGGGTTCCAATTGGGCTGCGCTGGCCATATTATTAATAGGCGTAGCCGCCCCACCGCCAAATCTAGGATAGCGCATGGTCTGCGTCTGCCCCGAAGGCAATGTCACTTCTTTGGTGTCTTGGGCGTATTGTTGTTCGGGGCTCAACAGCGTCATTCGCCGCGTTTCTTCGTCCCACTTACGTTTAGATAACACGTCATATTCAGACGGAAAAATATCCTTAAACTCGCCAATAGTTTTGAGATATGACTCTTGATCGCCTACCGGCACAGCGCTCAAACGAGACAAAGCAAGCGAGCGAACTTTTTCGTTAAGTTCCTGCAACTTAACGCGCGATTCTACGTCAAATTTATTGGCTGCATAGCCCGCCGCCGTCCGCTGAAGCTCAAGTTGCTGCGCCAGTTTTTCTTGCTGCAACTCTTGGAGCCGCGACGCCTCTCCCTGCGCCATTGCGCCAAGAAAATTGACGTTCGGAAACTGAAATTCCGGCGTAGGAGTATATCGGACGACCATTACCGCCTCCCGTAAGCGTATCCGGCGGCTTGGATGCCTTGGCCAAGAACCTGTGCAAGCATGTTTGTCGGAGCCATATAAGAACTAGCCCGCGCCGCGCCCGCATCCGCGTAACCTTGGCCCAATCCTTGGCCCAGATTACCATATACATTCGCCAGATTAGTCCCGGTGTTCATGGCCGCGTTGCCGATGCCCTGCGCCGCGCCAAAACCCGTTCCGACGCCGCCCTGAAGCAGCCCAATCTGATTCTGACGGTTCTGCATGAACCGGTTGTAGGCATTGCCATATTCTTGGCTGGCCAAGTCTTGGCCAAACCGCTGCGCCGCCTTTAACGCTGAACCCGACTGAAGCCCTGCTGCTGCGGCGGCGGAACGATTAACGGCCTGCATTCCCTGCTGCTCACGGAATGCGTAGCCGGGGTCCATCTGAAGCTGAGCAATAGTGGGCTGCTGCATGAGCGCGCCGGATTCCTCGCCAGGGCGAAGCCCCATAAGGACAGCCAGTCTATTAGTGGCTTCCGTGCCAAACTGCTGATAGGGCTGATAGGCAACTACGGCCTGTTTCTGGCTCTGCTGAAGCGCCTGCGCGCCCTGTTGCGCCGCCAGCATTTGAGCCATCATGCTCTGTTGAATGCCCTGCGTCTGGGCTTCCGCCGCTTTACCCCAACCCATTATGATACCTTTCTCACAACGCCGTCAGGACCGCGCGTCATGCCCAAACGCTCTAGAATACCATACATATAGTCATGCCCGTCGTCCACTCGCGTATGGAACTTGGGGGTGTTAGTGATCTGGCCTAAAAGACTTTTAGTGAGCCATCGCCGCCGCCATTCTGGCAATATGGAACAGTGGACTTCACCGTCTTTTTCAAAAATGGCCCCAATTGGGTTACCATCTCTTTCAATAAGCCGGACGTCCCATTTTTTGGCGCGGCTTACATGCTCCTCAAACGTGATTGGATAGTTCCAATCGGTTGCCGCGTAACCGATCTTCAACGCCAAATCACGGTTTTCGACAACCCGCGTTGTCATCAGACAAGCCGCATTCGTTGGACAGGTTGGCGGAGCGCCACAACTTCATTACGGAACGATTCAGTCGCCGCCGCGCCCTGCCGCGTCTCTTTAGCAACCTCAACTTGAAGCATAGGCATGGCGGTAATAGCGCACATCCATTCGTCGACTTCCTTGCCGGTGTTCGGATTGGTGCCGCGCAGCATCGTGAACCACGCGCACTTTAACTGCACGCAGTCCTTTTTAATGAGCGGGCAAAAAGAGCCGTTTTTCAGTTCCATCAGTCTTTCACCGCGATAATCACGTCGACATACGAAACGTCGAGGTTCACCGAGCCGGCAGAAAGCGTATGAGAGTGCGCCCCGCCGCCGCCGGCGCTGCCAGTAGCCGCAGACGTCGTGGTGTAACCCAACCCCGACGCAAATATATTGCCGCCGCCCATAATCTCTTGCGTGTGTGTGTGCGCCGGGATTTCCGCGATGGTCAGCGCATGGCCGTCCGTTGAGCCCGAAAGCGCCCGCGCCGCTGCGAACGCCGTCGTGAAAGCGACCGTGCCGCCCGATCCGGCCGTTCCTGACACGACGCGCAGCGCCTTGTTGTTGTGTGTCGTAGATTTCGTCCAGCCGGTCGGCGCAGCGGTCTGCGCAAACAACATAGTTGTGCCGGCCGGAAGATAGGCCCACGCGCCGGTAAAAACGCCGGGTGCGGCGATTTCAAGGGCGCTTACGGGGCTAGCGGTGCCGATGCCCACGTTGCCGTTCGAATCAATAGCGAAGGGCGTGAGGTCAGGGTCGACGGCGTCTTGGACGCGCAGCGCCAAGCCAAACCCTGTCTGGGTGATCTTCAGCGCCGGATTGGATGAGTTGGAGTCAATAACGACGTTTCCCGAAAGCACGGGGGAAACGCCCGAAATCGGCGCGGAAATGTAATCTACCGTCCAGATTTCCACGTCGTTGGCGTCGGTAAGCCTAAACTTATAGGCGCTCGCGCCGAGCCATATCGAAGCTTCGCCCCGCGCGTTCAGGATAACCGGATTCGGGTTGACCGACGTGCCGTTACTGTCCGCATATGTCGCCAACCCCGTAGTCGTGCCGGCTTCATAAGTATAGACTTTTCCGCCCACCAAAGGCTCGCCGTTGATGTCGAAGAACTGCATCTTGGGGGCTGGTGTAAGGACCGCCATTATTCACCTATGTTGCATGATACGGTCATAAGGACCGAGGGAATACTAGGATGTGGTGGCGCTGCCGCTTCAGCCAGTATTTCTAAGTTAGGGTTACTTCCAGACCATATAAGCTCGAAATAATCCCCCGTGTTCATTCTTAACACAAAATTCCACGCGGCAACATAAGCGTCGTTATTGCCCTGCATGGTGATTTTGGTAGCGGAATCTGGCACGTCCGTGCCGTTAATCCGCGCCCATATATAGACAAATTTAGTTGCCGGATTTCGGCTAATTAATTGTAAAGAAAACTGAAAGTTATACGCGCCTGGCCTATCCACATACAGCCTGGACGTTGGCGTTCCGACATACACGCCCGCTGAGATGTCCGTGGCGCTGTAAGTGATAGTCTGCGCGACACCGGCCGCGACGAGCGGTTGCGACACGCTGCTATGAAACGCGCCAAATCTTAGCGACCCGCTTCCGAGGATCGCAAAGATATTGTAGAGGAACCGATACCACTCACGCGAGATAAGTTCCGTAAACGTGATCGGAACACGCGAGGCGGGGATTTGCGTCGTATTTTCACGCATTGGTCGGGCTCAAGATTAGCTCCGCGCCAACAATCGCTATCTTGACCGGGTCTGTGCCAGACACCTCATATACGCGGTCGCGTATCTTTTGGGTCATGCCCAGCCGCCGCCAAATAACGCGGTTGCCGTATTCGCCAGCCTTACCCATTGATTTCCAATGCTCATTTGACCATGTGTGGCCGCCGTCGTCGGACCAGCGCAGCATGACTTGCGGGTTACTGCCCTGCCCGTTGGATAGCCCAACGCCCGACTCACAGTCTAGCTGAAGACTGTGCTGCGCTGTTCGTTTGAGGTCGTTTTGTCCGGTAGGAAGCGCCCGCCATGACCGGAGCCACTTCTGGACCGTATTGGCCTCGACATAGACATTCATGTCGTAAGCGTAGAGGACGCCGGCTACATAATCGCCAATCACAATCTCATCGGCAAAGTTCATCTGACATTGCCCGCGGTGCCGCGTAAACTGGCTATTCTCCCAGCCGGCGCGCTCATGCCAGACGCCGGTTGAGACATCATACACCCAGGTCGTGTTAGCAGTCGGAAAATTCAGCACATAAAAGGCGTGGCCGTCCTGTTGATAGGTGTAAGCCACGGCATCGGCAAGCGTCGAGTATTGCTGTATCTGCCACTCGACAGCGTGCGTTGAA